GAACCTGGCCGCACAGATGTTATGTCTGCCGCTTTCAGCACCCTGCCAAAAGATGTGCAGGCGCCCCACTCGTCTCGCTCGGTGGAGCTGGGCATCCCGGAGATGGTCCGCGGCGTCACACCACATGAACGCCGGCGAGAACCCGCTTGAGCCTGCAACTTGAAAGTCATTTGGATTGTTTGCGCTTGCGCGCGGCGAAGGCGGCGGCGAGGGCGGGCAAATTGTTGCTGGCGCGGTCGCGGCCGACTTCGTTGTAAAGTTTGATGGCCTGCTTGAGCTTGGCCTTAATCTCTGGCGTGTCGGTGGGATGGCTCGTCAGATCGTACATATCTCGAGGCTTAGTCATAAATTGTTACCCTCCATAGCCCGATTTGCGCGATGCTGTAGCCGAGCCATATGAGACCGTGCCAGTAGCGGTGCTGGATAAGGCCGAGGTCGATGGCAACGGCGAAATAGATGAAGCCGACCAAGGCAATAAGGATGCCGGAGGTCATTCCGCATCCTCCTCGCGTCCGCAGCGGATCGCCCAGATGAACATAAAGCCATAGGCGGCGAGGGCGCCGATAAGCATGCCTGCGGCGAGGCCGATGAGGATAAAGCCGGCGGCGGTCATTCGTGAACGCGCCTCCACTTGTCTTTCCACATCGACCTCGCCATCGTGGCGGACTTCTCGGCGACCGCTTCTTCGCTCATGTCGGGACAAACGTGATGCAGTAGCTCATGCAGAACCGTGTCTAGCTCGTCCGCGCCGGATTGACGCGGGTCGATGTAGACTTTGCCGTCGCCCATGGTCATGCCGTCCGCTTTTTCGCGGCCGAGCTTCTTGCGGACGATTGCGATGGTTCTGCGTGGGGGCATTAGGCGAGGTCGGCTTGTTTGGAATCGCACTCGGCGCCGCAGGCGGCGTATCCGGCGACATCGATCCAGTTGTCATGCTTGGCGGCGTGCGCTTGGCGGGCGATCTTTACCAAGATCATCAGCGCGGCGATGTCGGATGCCGTGACCAAGACCTGCGCGCCGTTGGTGCGCGACAGGTAGCTGCTGAACATCTCGGCCTGCGTTGCGAAGTCATCCGCGGGCGAGCCGTAGTCTTCGTTGCGCGCTCCGCAGACGGCAGATGATGCGGCGTCGAGGGTTTGCTTGGCGGTTTGCATTAGGCGGCTTTCTTGAGGCGCAGGTTCGCGTAGTGGAGCGCGAGGCGGGCCTTGAAGTTTTCCCACAGCGGCTCTGCGGAGAAGATCCAAGACACCTCGAAGTCATCCGGTGACTCTTTGCCGATGCGCACGATCCCGCGGCGCTGGACCTTCATGTCCGGGCGGTTCTCGTTCCAGAGTTGCTCGTAGCCGGCCAACTGGATCTTGTGCGCTGGGACGATGGCCTTGCTGGTCTTCCAGTCGAGCAGCACAATCTTGCCGTCGCGGTCGCGCGCAGGGGCGTCGATAGTGCCGCCGAAGAGGAACTCTTCGGAGACGAGCTGAACCTCTGGCTCGATGACGGTGAAGCCCTCGCTGTCCCACCAGCGGCGGAAGTTGTTGTAGGCGATGGTCGCCTTCTCAACGTCTGCCGGGGAGAACTCCGAGAGGTCGGGTTCGTGATTATGCAGGAAGCACTCGATCATAAAATGCGCCACGGTGCCGATGTCGGCGGCCTTGTCGCGGACCTTGCGGTAATCTTGGCCGTCCATACCGAGCTTCCATGCCCAGTGGATGAGGCCGCTGCTGTCCTCGCCGATCTTGGCGATGGTGCTGGCGCCGGGAACGTCGGTGCCGTCTGCCAACGGATACTTCTGGTGGGCGCGGGTCTTCTCAAGGCGTACGATTTTGCGCCCGTCCTCGGTGAAGCGATCCGGCTCAACAGGCTTGGCGGCTTTGGAAGGGGAGCGGCGTTTTGCCGCCCCCCTTTTGACTGTGGTGTTTTTGGCTGGCATGACGATTACCAGGTGATCTCTTCGTCGTCGGTGCCGGTCTTGGCTATGCGCAGCTCGCGCTCAACGTGCTGATCCTTGGCCTCGCTCACATCAAAGCCGTAGGCGGTGGCGCTGCCGCCGTCGCCCCATGTGACGAGGTCATGCACCATGACAGCCTTGGGCTGCAGCGTGATGCCGGCGCCGAGCGTGCCCGTGTACCAGCAGTAAGGCACGACCGCGACTTGGATCTTGCTGCCGCCGCCGATGTTGTCGGTGATGATGTCGCCGGAAGCGTTGAAGAGCTTCGGTGCGCGGCTATACGTCTCACCGGCTTTGTCTTTGCCCACGGCTTTGACCTTGAGCTTCAACTGGACGAGACCGTCGTTGTCCTCCCACGGCGCGGCGTGGAGCTTGAGTTTGTCCTTCTTCAGCTCGGCCTTTTTCTCGGCGACGAACGCGGAGAAAAGTTCCTCGGCTTGCTTGATGAACGGTTCGGCTTCCTCGGCGGTCAGCTCGAGGTTGACTTTGAACACTCCCACGTCGTCGAACTTGGTGTCGGGACGGTTGAGGTGAGGATAGCGGGCGATGCCCACGGGTGTGGTTAGGGTTTTATTTGGCATATTATGCGTTGGTTGGTTGTTGGTTTTGTATTGGGACTAGAAAATCGGAGCGGCGAAGGATGGTGAGGAAGTCAGCGGCGCGCAGCGTGATGAACCACTCCTCGCCGTTGCGCTTGTGGGCGACGACCGGGAAGAGCTTGGCCTTGGCGTCGCGGATGGCCTGGGCCATCCAGTCGCGGATCTTCACGACCTGGCAGAACTTCACCTCCCAGTGGAAGTCGGGCAGGCACGGGCAGACGACATCGGGCGAGTCGCCGAGACCGCTGAACTGCTGGCCGCGGCGGATACCGGAGTCGCCGAAGGCTTTGCGCAACTCATCGCGCCACATGCGCTCTCCGCGGGCGCCTTTGGCTCGGCTATTCATTGATGGCCTCCCAAAGTTGTTTCGCCGGGGCGTAGACCGAGCCGTCGCTGTCGGATGTGCGTCCCGCGGGTGCGGTGCCCTCAAAGCGGGTGAGTGAGGGACGCCATGTGAGGTTGAGCGTTCCGGTTCTGCCGGCGCGGTGCTTCGCTACGATCAGCTCGGCGTCTTGCACTTCCGGTTCCTCGTCTTGCACGGCGTAATACGCGGGGCGATGGATCAAGCAAACAATGTCGCTGTCCTGCTCGATGCTGCCGCTCTCGCGGAGGTCGCTAAGTTTTGGGCGGTTGTCGCTGCGCTGCTCGGCTTGGCGGTTGACCTGGGCGGCGGCGACAACCGGGATGCCGAGTTCCATGCTCATGGCTTTGAGGCCGCGGGAGACGAAGCCGACTTCGTTCTCGCGGGACTGGGCGCCGGAATGGCTGACGAGTTGCAGGTAGTCAACGAAGATGCACTTCACGCCCCAGCGGCGGACGGCGAGGCGGGCGCGGCCGCGGATGTCTAAGAGGGTGAGGCCGCCACGATCGTCCACATAGAGGGGTTCTGTGGAAAATTGCGTGGCGGCGTCGAAGATGCGGTGTTTGATCGATGCGGTCAAAAAGCCGTTCCGAATGATCTCGGTGTTCGTTTCGGCGCGGCCCAAGACAACGCGGGCGGCCAACTCAGTGGCGGGCATTTCGAGGCTGAAGTAGACGACCGGCACGCCGCGGCGGGACATGTTGTCGGCCATGTTGAGCATGAGGGCGCTTTTACCCATGGCGGGTCTGCCGGCAATGATGGTGAGTTGTCCTCCGCGGAGTCCGCCGGTGACTTGATCGAAGTCGCGGATGCCGGTCTGTAGGCCGAGCTTCCTGCCGCCGGCCATGAGGCTCTCTAGCTCTTCGAGGAGACCGGGGACGATGGCGCTCGGGGCGCGCATGCTGTCGGTGGCGGTGGTGAGCGAAAGGCTGAGGACGGACTCGCCGGCCTGCTGGAGGACGCTGTCGGCATCGCTGGCCATGTCTTGGGCGGCGGCTTGCATGGCGACGCTGGCGTCGATGATGCGGCGGCGGGCGTGGAGGTCGCGGAGGGTTTGCGCGTGGTACTCAACGCCCGCGGGTCCGCCGGCGGACTGGGAGAGAAGTTCGGTGAGGGCGCCGGCGCCGCCGACGAAGTTGAGTTTGTGCTGCGCATCGATGCGTTGGGTGGTGGCGATGAGGTTCGGCGTGCCGCCTTCGCCGCGGATCTCGCAGATGGTCTCGTAGATGAAACGGTGCGCGGGCGTGTAAAACAAATCGGCGTGCAGCGCGGCGATCTCGTCGATGAGCTTAGGGTCGGCGAGAAGACTGCCGAGCACGGCTTGCTCAACGGCGGGGCTTTGTGGGACGGTGCGTTTCATTTTAGGCGGCGCCTCCGTCGTCATTGTTTTCCAGAACGACTATGACAATGAATGCCAGCACGATCAGCGCAAGGTAGGTCAGAATGAGCGCGTTCATTTTCTTCCTTCCTGCGGGCGAGTTGTGCGCGGCGACGTTCCCAGCGGTCGCAGGCTGCATCGACTAAGCGAAATGATTCTTCGAGCCATGGTGTGATGTGGTGTTCGGGCGGTGGTGGTGGTTGATGCTCAGTGGCCATGACGTTTTACGGCTTTCTGTCGTGGCGTGACCTGTAGGCAAATGTTGGCATGTGTTGGCATGGGAATCAAGGGTTTTTTGGGGGGATGGGCCATTTTTTTAGGTGGCCGAAATCGCGGGGTTCGCTGACGGAAGTCACCTTGCCGCACACGCCGCAGGGGTCTTCGTGCCAAGTCGAGACGTGGCCGGCGGGCATGCCGCGGCCGTGGGCTTCGCCGCAGGGGCGGCAGATCCACGCGGGGTAGGGCGGTGAGAAGATCGCCTCGTAGTTACGCCGGTAGCGGTCGCCGTTGACCGGCCGCGGGCTGTCGCCTTTGCCGGCGCTCATAGTTGGTGGCCCTCCGGTGAGGCGAACTCGTCCTGCGAGAACATGGGCTTGCCGCTTTCTTCGAGGAGCGGGAAGTGGCGCAGGCAGGCGGACGCGCGGCCGCGCAGCTCTTTGACCGTCCGGGGCCGCGTCG